GCAGGGCGAGGACCACGGCATGGCTGGGCACGGCTGGGCCCGGCGTGGCGCGGCACGGCGAGGACCGTGGGAGTCACACGGTGGCACCCTCCCACGACGGACACACCGCCACCAGAACAGGGATCCGTCCGATGGCTGACTTTCGGCTCTACACCGTCACACTGACCGGTACCATGCCGCTACTGCTGCATGGCGACAACCTCGACTGGCGCGCCAGTCTCGCCGCCTGGCGCGCGCACCCCGACAACAAGGCGAAGTCCGTCGCCGGCGATGACCGCTCGCCCGCGTGGAGCTGGATCGGCGGGCTCTACCACGACGGCCACGTGCTCGGCGTCTCCGCCGACAATTTAATGACCGCGATCCGCGAAGGCGGCGCGCGGGTCTCCGTGCCCGGCAAGCGCTCGCTGACGTACAAGCGTCAGTCCCAGTCCGGCCTCGTCATCAACGAGCTGCTTTGGCCGCTGGTCGGCCCCAAGGGCACCGTGGCGTGGGACGAGGTGAATGCGCACTGCGACGAGGAAGACTTCACCGTGCATCAGGAGTTCGCCCGCTTGCACGGGTTCGAGCTGTTCGTCAAGTCCGCGCGGATCGGCAATAAGAAGCACATTCGCGTCCGGGCGAAGTTCCTTACATGGAGGCTTCGTGGGACCATCACGGTCTTTGATGACACGATCACCACATCCGTGCTCGGGTCGATCCTCACCGCGGCCGGGCGCTACGCCGGGATCTGCGACTGGCGGCCCAGTAGTCCGAATGCACCCGGTCCCTACGGCACCTTCACGGCGGCCCTCACGGAAGGTGAGTAACCATGCCGCCGTTTGGCGTGGTCCAGAAGTCGCCTGAGTGGCGCGTACTCGTCGAGCTATTCCGTGGGCTGGCGTTCGGCGAGACCGCTACGCACGAAGACATCGCATTGCAGACTGGCCTCCGTCTGCACACGCGCGCCTACTATCAGCAGGTGTCGCGGGCGCGGCGGGAACTGCGCCGGCCAGAGTATGGCGTGATCATCGAGAGCGACCGGCTGCGCGGGTACTGTCGCGTGCGTCCGGGTGAGCACGCGGAGACGGCGAGGCGGTATCTGCGATCCGGTCGGCGACGGATGCGCGTGGCCGGTCGGGTCATTGCCGCCGCACCGACGGAGCACATGACTCCCGAGCAGTGCCGGGAAATCGAGCATTACCGACAGGCCATGGCGAAATTGGACGCGGCGGTCTCCAGCACGGTGCGGAGCTTGCGCGACGTGCTGCCGCCGGTGGCGCCGAAGACACCGCCAGTGGAGGACGCGGACGAGCAGACGGCGCATTAGGGCTCGCGTGGCTGGGCGGGGCGAGGACGCGGCGCGGCAAGGTACGGCGAGGCTGGGCCAGGCGGGGCAAGGCGAGGACCGTGGCTCGGCCTGGCTTGGCAGGGCGAGGCACGGCGTGGCTGGGCCAGGCACGGTCGGGCAGGGCAAGGCGAGGACCACGGCTTGGCGAGGCAAGGCAAGGCGGGGCGAGGCGAGGGACAAGAGCGAGCGGGGCACGGATCACCCATTCGTGCCCCGCGTGCCGTATCATCAGCCCGAGGCCTGCCAATGCCGCATGCCGTCCCACGTCCCTGTCTCGTCCCCAGGTGCCCCCAGTATCAGCCCTGCCCAATCCACCCGCGCGCCGTCGGAAGCTGGGCCACTCCGTCGCGCACTGCGGCCCATCGTCTCCGCGGCTCCGCCTGGATGCGCATCCGCCACGCTATCCTCGCCGAGGAGTCCACCTGCGCCTACTGCGCGCGGCCAGGTCAACCCGACGACATCATCGACCACATCCGGCCACTCGCCGAAGGCGGCACCGACGCCCGCGAGAACCTGCGCCGCTGCTGTCGGCGCTGTCACGCGCGCAAAACCGGACGCGAGAGCGTGCGAGGGCGACGATGAGCTGCAGAGGGCAGGGGGGGGCGAATCTCTGGGGAAACACGTGAGAAACCGCGTCGGCCTGCCGCGCATATGGGGCTGAAATGTGGCAACTGAAGGGGGTATGGGTATGAGAGGCATTGGGAGGCGACCGAAGTCGGCAGCAATTCGCGTCTTACACGGCAGTAAAGCGCGTCCCTACCACAATAAACGCGAACCGATATTGGAGGCGCAGGTGCCAGATCCGCCACGGCATCTAACGGTGCGCGAGCGGGAGTTGTGGGACTACTACGCGCCGTTGTTGGGGGCCTCGCGTGTGATGACGGCACAGGATCGTGAAACACTGGTCCAGTTTTGCGAGTCACGTGCGCAGGTCATGGAAATCAAGCAACTCCAGGCCGATCCGGCGTATCGGCGTGTCTTGATCTCAACACTGGTGGACGGTGCGGGAAACGAAAAACCCAAGATCGAAACGAACCCTCTGGACGCGCAGCGGCGGGCGTGGACGGACAAAGCGCGGTTGTGTGCAGCGGAATTGGGGCTCTCGCCAATGTCGCGCGCGAGGGTCTCGACGGTGGGGCCAGACGAGCGTGATGCCGATCCATTGGAGTCGTTGCTGAAGGTTGTGAAGTAAGCCGATGCCTGATGCGGTGACAGCCTATGCGCGGGCGGTGGTGCGGGGCCGCGTGCCGGCAGGCTTGTGGCAGCGGCTCGCGTGTGAACGGCACCTGCGCGAGATCGCGCCGGCGTGGCGGCGGGCACACGACTTGCGGTGGGACGCAGCGCAGGCCGAGCGGGTGTGCGCCATTATCAGCCGGTTCGTGCAATATCAGGGCGAGTGGGCGGGCCGGCCGTTGGAGCTGCAGCCGTGGCAGCGGTTCATCGTCGGCAGCCTACACGGGTGGCGACGCCGCGCTGATGGGGCGCGACGGTTTCGGACGGCCTTCGTCGAAGTGCCACGGGGGAATGGCAAGTCGGCAATGGCGGCGGCGCTCGGCGTCTACGGCGCGTTCCTCGATGGTGAACCTGGCGCGCATGTGTACTCGGTCGCGACTAAACGGGATCAAGCACGGATTGTGTTCGAGCACGCCCGACAGATGGTGCGCCATACGCCGGCGTTGAAAGCCCGCGTGACCGTGCAGAACCACAATCTCCACCAGCTCGATAGCGCGTCGAAGTTCGAGGCGTTGTCGTCTGACGCGCATACGCTCGATGGTCTGCGTCCCCATGTGGTCATCGCCGATGAAGTGCATGCGCATCCGGACGGTAGTGTCATCGAGATCATGCTGACGGGCATGGGGACGCGGCGGCAGCCGCTGCTGTTCGAGATCACCACCGCCGGCGTGGATCGGCATGGTCCCTGGTGGGCGCATCGCGAATACACGCGAGGGCTACTCGAGCAGGCGCACGAGGATCCGGCGTGGTTTGGGGTCATCTTCGGCGCGGACACCGATGCGGACTGGACGGATCCGGCGACCTGGGCTGTGGCGAATCCGGGGTATGGACAGCAAGTCAAGCCGGACTTTTTCGCGAACGAATGCCGCAAAGCGCAGCAGATCCTCGGCTACCAGAATACGTTCAGGCGGTTGCATCTCGGGCAACTCGTCGAGCAGCAAGATCGGTATCTCGACATGCGGGCGTGGGACGCGAGTATCACGCCGGTGGAAGCGAGTGAACTTACAGGGCGTCCCTGTGTGGCGGGGCTCGACCTCTCGACGCGTACGGACCTGACGGCGTGTGTGCTGGTCTTCGCGGACGAGGATGGCGGCGTGACGGTGCTCCCGCATATGTGGTGTCCAGAGGCAGGCATCGACAAGCGGAGCCGGATCGACCGGGTGCCGTATGCGGTCTGGGTGCAACAGGGGTATCTGACGCCGACGCCGGGACACGTCGTCGATTACGATCAGATTCGCGCAGATCTCGTGGCACTCGGGGCGCAGTATCGGATCACAGAGCTGGCGTTCGATCCCTGGAACGCCACGCAGATCGCCACGCAGTTGCAAGCGGAGGGGTTTCGCGTGGTGGAGTTACGACAAGGGTTTCGCAGTCTATCCGAACCAACGAAGCACTTGGCGGCTCTGGTTGCGGAGGGGAAGCTGCGGCACGGGGGCCATCCGATGTTGCGGTGGATGGCCCGTAACCTGGTCGTACGTGAGGATGCGAACGGGAACGTGGCCCCGGACAAGAGCAAAGCGACTGATCGGATTGACGGGATGGTGGCGTTGATCATGGGGTTGGCTCGACTGACGGTGGATCCGTCGCTCGGGGCGTCGATCTACGAGCGGCGTGATCTACTGGTGTTGGGTGAGGAGGACGCCGATGGCTGATGAGGAGGTGGTGTCGGTCCGGGAGGCGGCGGCGCGGTTGGGCCTGACAGAACGGCAGGTGCGGCATCTCGTCGAGAAGGGAGCGCTGAATGTGACGCGCGTGCAATTCGTGGGCGCGCGGCAAGCGCTCTGTGGGGTGCATGTGCCGCTGACCAGCGCGCATACCAGCGACACGTCGTCCCGCGACTAACACTCTGCGCGGAACAGTTCCGCGTGGCCTCTTGTGCCCTGGCGCGCCGTGCGTCGATCATGCCTGCGTGGCAGAGGGGCATGCGACGATTCCGTCGGGCTGGTGTGACTTCGGCGACGTGTACCGTCATTGGGTGCGCGTGTTGCCCGACGAGGCCGTGATTGTCGAGGTCGGGAGCTATCTCGGCCAGTCCGCCCTCCATTTTGGGCTAGCCGCCCGTCACGCGGCACGTGCCCTCCGTCTGATTTGCATCGATCCGTGGAAGGGTGTGCCTGAGCAGGAAATCTCGGACCCTGGGATGCTGGCCGAGCAGCGCCGGGTGCTGCGCGAGCATGCAGGATCGATGCGTCCGGCGTTCATGCGCGCCATCTCAGCGCATGGGCTGCATCCTTGGGTGGATGCGCGGGAAATGACATCGGTGGCGGCAGCCGCGACGTTTGCGCCAGAGAGCGTGGATCGCGTGATGCTGGATGGCAGTCATGCGGCCGAGGATGTGCGCGCGGACCTCGAGGCCTGGTGGCCGACGCTGAAACCCGGCGGCGAGCTGGTCGGCCATGATGACGATTGGCCGTCGGTGCATGACACCGTGCGAGCCTGGGCGCAGGCGGAGGGACGGCCGGTCCTTCCCCTCTCGAAGCGCTGCTGGCGCGTGATCAAGCCGGCTCCCCATACGGCCTGGACCACGCCTGCGCCCGGTCGGACCTGCCTGGTCGCGTTGTGTTCAAATGAACGCACCATTGGGCGGCAGACCGTCGAAAGTTTGCTGAACGTGCTGTCGCCACATCGAGTGCTCGCGGCGATGCGCGACCGGGAGTTCGCGCACATCGAGGCGCGCTGGTACGCGCAGCATCCTGGCGTCGATACATTGCGAGAGGTGGCGGCACTGGATGCCGTGCGCGGCTTGTTCTCGCACGTGCTGTTTCTCGACGCCGACATGACCTGGCCGGTCACGTTGCTGTCGCAGATTCTAGGTCATCATGATCGTGGCATCGTCTCGGGTCTGTATCACCTCAAGCAGTGGCCGCATCAGCCGGTGGCGTTTCGTGGCCGCGCCTGGAATGCCGACGATCAGTGGTGGGAGTACACGTACGATGTGGGCGCGTCGCTGGGCACGGCGCTTCGCCCCGAGGATCTCATCGGGTTGGGGTGCGCGTTGATTCCCGTGCGGGCCTTCGAGGCGCAGCGGCGCCCGTGGTTCCAGTATCAGCGGAGCGCGCGCACGGGATTGCTGACGGCGACCGAAGATGTCTGGTTCTGCGAGTGGGCGCGGGCAGCGGGTGTTCCGATCTGGCTGGATCCGCGCATCAGTTGCGGACATGTGGCCCAGCACCAGGTGACTGAGCAGGATCGATTCCGCGCGGAGTTTGATTTGGCGCATCTGCGGGCGGGCACGGTGCCTGCGTTGCCCGAGGAGCGGCAGGAGCGCGCATCATGAGCTGGTGGGACCGGGCACGCGCGTGGTTCACCGGAGTGGACACGCGCGCCGATCATACGCTGAAGGAAGTGGACTTCTGGCTCCATGACAGCGTGTGGGGCGGGACGTCCACCGATGCGGGCATTAGCGTCAGTGCCGAGAACGTCTGCACGGTGCCCGAGGTCTTTGCTGGCGTCGAGCGGGTCAGTCACGATGTGGCGCGCTGCCCGATCAAGGTGCAGGCGCAGACGGCGGACGGCGACTGGATCGACGCGCCGAATCATTCACTGTGGGAGTTGCTGCACGATCTCGCCAATCCCGAGACGATTGCGGAGACCTTCATTGCCTCGCTCGTGCGTGACCTGTGGATGTACGAGCGGGCCTATGCCGAGATCGTGCGCGATGGGGCGGGGGTGGTCCGTCAATTGTGGCGATTGGATCCTGCGCGGATGACGGTCTCGCGGGATGCGCTGAACCGCA